TGACGTATATGCGGACTCGCTGTCGGTAAAGAGATACTCTCGAAGGACATTCCCGCCAGCCTGAGCGTAGAGCGTAGCCCCGTCAAATGGATGCGGATAGGTAAACTCGCAGCCGTAAGGAGTTTGCTTTTTGATTTGAGCATTAGTCGGTGTGATCGCTTGGTTGAGATAGGTCGGGACATAAAGCTCAGCGGAGCTAGTGAACACCTGAAGGTCTCGATTCGAGATAAGATACCGAATCGTGTTCACATCCCCAGTAGACGCCGTAAGGTCAAATGACTCAGTATCCAGTCCAGTCCCGACATTGAAGTCAAAGAAATTCCCAATCTGGCTAAACCATAGAGTGTCCGGCTGAGCAATCGTGCCGCCAAATACCAATCGATTTTCATGGAAAGTCACCCCAGCAGGGTATCCCCTAGCAGCCGAGAAAGATTGTTCTGACCAGTTATCGGTTGGCGCGTGGCACACAATGCTCACATATCCGCCGCCGTCTTCTGCGCTTGAGGCTGAGCCGCCAGCGGTGAAGGTATAGGTGTTCTCATCAATAATGTCGGAAATAGTGCGGGTGCCATTAAGATTGCCAGTATTAATCCCCCCAGTAGCAGCCGCGTCCTCAATCACGATTGACTCACCGCCACCAAATCCGTGAGCAATATGAGTGACCTCAACGGTAGAGGAGCCATCAATAGTTCGGAG